CCCCCGAGAAGAAGCCCGGAAGCCCCCCCCCACGGCTTTATCGTAAGTGTCGGCCGATTCGATGAGGATTTCGCTCATCATGCCGATCAAGCCGACCTCCCTCCCCAATTGCATCCTGACGAGGAGACGCTGGCATCCTTCCGGAATCGTGATCTCGGAGTCCACCGTGAGGGTTTGCCCGTCGGCGACCGGCTTGTTCAGCAACTGCTTCCACGAGGAGTTGACGCTGCTGTAGACGATGAAATTGGCGGCGGCCTTCTGCGCGTATACCCTGGCGTGCACGTGATACGTGCCAGCCGGTGGGATGAGGCCGTCCGACAGTGAGAATTGTCCGAAATTATCGCCGGTCGCGGTGCTGGTGACTCTGAGCCAATTCTTATTGTCGGCGACCACAACAGCTTTTGCTGCGCCATTGTTGATTTCCGCGGAGAGTTTTCCGGTGATGAGCGGGTCGGGGAACCAGTTAATCCTCTGCATGCGTATCCCCCTTCACGCTTTCGAGCACGTCGGCCGGAACCAATTTCATGGCCGCATTGAGCTGACTGGTCAGGATTGCGATCTGCTTCGTGAGAGTGCCGATTTGCATGGAAAGAGAGTCGATGACCTCGTTCGCGTCGGCTGGAATCTGAGCCAAAATAAGTCTCCTTAAATACGAAACCCCCGCAATCCGATTGGATTGCAGGGGTTGAAAAAATTGGAATGCTGGATTAGTCGGCGGCGGTCATCGTGTCGATACGAGTCACGGCCTTAAGCCCGTCGAGCGTCAAAGTGCGTCCGAGATTCGTCTTCACGTCCGTCAACGTGACGGACGTGCCGGAATCGTCGAACGTCGCAAGCACGCCACGCTGATAGTCGCGCCACGATTCGGCGGTGCCGTCAGCGCTGGAAAACTCCAATCCCAATCGGCACAATTCCGCGCGCACCGACTCCTTCGGCGGACGCAAATCAAGCACGCCAGACGGCTCAGAGGGCGTCACGGCAGGCACGGTATCGGTAGTGGTCTCAGTGGTCACATCGGCCATAATCAATCTCCTTATTGTTTGTTGTTTTGAGGTCGTGGCATGAGGGATTGGTAAAATCTCTCCTCGCACTCGTCCAGATTTGATTGACTGGACTCGTCATTGAGGAAATCGTCCAATCCCTCAATGTCCTTGGTCACGGTCACGTCAATGCCACTCGACGGCTCCTCATCGGAGTCATCAGCGGACAGTGTGGCAATGAGATTCGCGTCCGTCTCATTCGACATGACCGGCAGATTCATGCCCTCACGCGTCCTGTTGCGTGCGGCTGTCAGCGGATCGTCCAACACTTCCCCATCGGCGGCGAGCATGCTCACACTGGTGGCGGAATCCGCCAAAGCGGATTCCAACGCTTCGAACGCTCCAGTCCACACGCCCCTGCCGGTCTTCGGATCGTATCGGCTCACGTCCTCCCTGCCCTGCATGATCGCCGCGATCGCTTCACGGGTCGAAGCCAATCCGAGCAGCGCCTTCCACGAGACGAGCACATCAGGCTGGAAAACGAAACTGTCCGACCCGTTCACCGGCGGATCGCAGCGGATGATACACAAGCCGTTATCATCCATTTCGAAAGTCGATGACAATATGTCCTCCAATCATTTGACCAGATAGGCGAGGTATTCGGCGTACACGTCGACCGGGCAAGGCTGGTCGGCGTTGTAAAGCTTCAGTTGGAAGCCGCTCTGCCCGCCCGTGTTGCATGGGTGCGCGATGATGCCCGCCCATTGTGAATCCGCGTTCGCGACGACGTAATAGTGGCCGTATTTCGTCGGATTGAGCGTGCAGTTGACTTGCATTGCCGCGCCGGCCGATATGCTCTGGCCGGGATTCGGATACCACGCCTTCCACGCAGCCTGGGCCTGGAACGTGAAACGGTTCGTGATGCCGCCGAGATAGCCGCCGAGATGCAGGTATCCGGTGCCGATGTTCGCGCCGACTCCGACCTCGCCGTTCGCGTCTTGCGCTCCGAGCCAGCACTCCGAACCGTTCGCGCTATCGCCGGACAGAGTGAGGAAAGCGCTGCTTTTCTTGCTCTCGTCCGGCTCGTCGTAATCCGTGTTCGCCACGGCATGCACTCTGGATGTGACGCCGCCGCTGCCGGTACCGCCTTTCTTGCGCGGCTTCGATCTGAGAGACATGAACGCGGCGGGATCGTTCCTGCTCACGTGTCCGCTCCACAAGTCCAGTTCGCCCATCGAGCCGACCTGATTCGACTGGATGACCGATGCGATGGCCGGATGACTGTAGTAGGCGGTGGAACCGTTGTATGCGGGGAATTCCAATCCGTCACCAACGAACGTCTCCGAACCTCCGATGAGGTACGACTGGTAGTCGGGGCTGATGCGCACGCGATGCCCGCTCACACGGGTTTGGAACGTGCCGGTCAGCAGGTTGCTTTTGCCTTCACCGTCGAGGTAGACGGTCTGGTTATGAGCCGAATCCCACATCCGCAACGAGCTGCTGTTGAGCTTCATTCCCGTGTTCGCGGCCTCGGAGCTTTGGAAGACGGCGCCCGTAAAGACGTAGCCTTTGAATTGGCCTGCCGCCACCTTGTCGGACGTGATAGTGCCAGCCGCGATCTTGACGGCCGTCACGCTGTTTGCCGCCAGCTTGTCGGCGGTGATCGCTCCTGACACTATCTTCGAAGCGTTCACCGAATTCGCCGCGAGCTTGTCCGCGTTAACCGCATTGGCGGCAATCTTGTCTGTCGTGATGGCGCCAGCCACGATGTCGCCCGCCTGAATCTTATGGACATTCAGGAGCGCCACGGTCATATCCTCCGTGACCTTCAGCTTGCCCGTGGTCACGGAATTGGCTGCAATCTTGTCGGACGTGATGGCCAGTGCGACTATATTCCGCGCCTGCACCGAGTTGGCGGCGAGTTTCGCGGCGGTCACCGCATCAGCCACCAGCTTTTCAGTCGTGACCGAATTGGCAGCCAGCTTGTCCACCGTGATGGCATTAGCCTTGACCTTCTCAGCGGTCACTGAGTCGGCGGCGAGATGCTTCGCCGCCACCGTCCCAGCCGCGAGAATATTGTTCGCCACGAGGTCGAATGGCTCGAATCTTGTACCGTCCCATGTCAGGACTTCCACCACACGGTCGGACAATGGCACAAGGACGCTCGGAGAAGCGTTTGGCGCGCCCGTCCAGTAGGTGTAGAAGTCGGCCAGCATTGATGGGCTTGCGTTCTTCTTCCCTTTCCAGCGCGTCCAATACTTCTGGGTCCTCCACCACATGTCCCCCGGCTTCAAGCCATCATGATTCGGCTCGTCGGGGCCACGGTAAATCAGATTCTTACCATCAGCAGTGGTCTGTGCCTTCTTGGCGGCCGCATTGGCTTGATTGGCCTGAGACGCTGCGTTAGCTGCGGCAGTCGCAGCCTTGTCGGCGGTATCCTGAGCGGTCTTCGCAGCCGTATTGGCCTTGACGGCGGCGTTCGCGGCGTCGGTAGCGGCCTTATCCGTCACGGCCACCCACAAATTGCCATTCCACCTTTTCGGCGTGTTCGCGCCATTCGTGGTGTCAATCCACAAGGTCGAAGCCTTGCGCATCGAAGCATCCGGCGCCGTGCCCTGGATGAGCACGTCGGCCTTGCCGTTAGCCACGCCAGCTGCGGCAGCGGCAGCGGTATTGGCCTTCTGCGCGGCATTGGCCGCATCGGTGGCGGACTGAGCCGCACTATCGGCGGTGGCCTTGGCCTGAGTCGCCACGCTCGACGCATTGGCAGCGGTGGTCTTGGCGTTGGCCGCGTCCGTCTTGGCCGAAGCCGCGTCGGACTTGGCGGACTTGGCGGACTCATTGGCGGTGTTAGCCAGCGTCTCCGCATTGCCTGCGGTCTTCTTCGCGCTCTCGGCAGCGGTCTGAGCGGCATTGGCCGCGTCCTTTGCCTGACCGGCAGTCGCGGTAGCACTCTTCGCAGCAGTCTGAGCCGCATTGGCGGTATCCTGAGCCGTCTTGGCCGCGCCATTCGCCGTGTCGGCGGTGCCTTGAGCCGTCTTCGCGGCGGCAGCGGCATTCTCAGCAGCCTTCTTCGCATCGGTGGTCTTCGCGGCGTTATCCGCGATGTCGGACTTCGCCTGAGCGATTTCGTTCGCGTTCTTCTCCACGTCGGCATAGCCCAAGTGGTTCCACGCGGAGCCATCCCAGACAAGCGTCTCAATCACGCGATCCGACAGCGGCACGAGCGCGGAAGGAGAATTATTGGCTTCGCCCTGCCAGTAGGTGTAGAAGTCGGCCAAGAGGCTCGGGCTGTTGTTTTTCTCGCCTTTCCACCTCGTCCAATATTTCTGCGTCTTGAGCCACAGGTCGCCGACGATCAGATTGTCCTTCGGCTCGTCAGGCCCACGGAAAGTGTGATTCTTTGAGTGGGCTTCGGCATACGCTTGAGCCGCCGACTCCTTCGCCTTGCTGATCTCGCCATTCGCGGTGGTCAGGTCGCTCTTGGTCTGCGCGATATCCTTCCGGGCCTGCGTCAGGTCGGTCTTGGCTTGAGCGAGCGTCTGATTCGCCGCGTCGAGATTAGACTTGTTGGCTTGGATGTCCTTCTGCGCCTGCGTCAGCTTCGCCGCATTGTCCTTCAACGCCGTCTGATTGTCAGCCAAATCCTTTTGAATCTGCTTGACCTCATCAGGCGAGACGGCGGAAGCCACGGTCACAGTGGCAATCGCAGACCAGTCAGACTTATTGCCCGCATGATCCACGGAGCGCAAGGCATAAGAGCGCTGTGAGCCAGCCGTCAGGCCGGTGACGACGTAAGCGCCCTGCCCCGACTGATTGGCGCTGATGACCTGCATTCCAGCGGCATTGACGCCCTCGCACACCTCGATATGGTCGAAATCCGATTCCATCGACGCGCCAGTGGATGTCTTGCCGTCCCAGTGGACGGTCACCACGCCTAGCTTGGATGAGACTGTCGGCTTGGAGGGCACTGAGCACGGCGTCGTATCGGATTCGACGGTGGCCACGACGATGCTCGACCATTCGCCAAGCTTGTCCGAATACGTCGGCACAGCCCTGACGCGCACCTCAATTTGTGTGCCACAGTCAAGACCGCCGAAGCCGAGCTGCGTCTTATCCGTCGTGCCCGCCGAATGCCACGGCGCACCATCCACATGCTTGCGCCACTCGATGGCGTAATTGCTGATTTCGATGGCCGTGTTATTCGTGGCTTCGGTCACAGCAGACCACATGGCGGTGGCCAAGCCGTGTGCGAAACCGTCCGAGCCAATGTAGGCGTCGGTCTGCACGACCAGACCCTGCGGCGCCTTCGGCACGCGATGATCATGGTCAGTGGAGACAGTGGTTCCGCTCTCACTGCCGGCCAATGCCGCGCCACCGGTGATGCCCTTGATTTTCTTCGCCTGACGCACCGAAGCGTCATACTTAATATCATTCAGAGCGATTGAGCAGGATAGGCCCTCGTTCTGGCGCATGCTCAGGTCGATTTCCTGCACGCGCACCTTCTCGCCGTGAGCCACGGTAGGGGCGGTAATCCAGTCACCGGCGTGATAGTCAATGAGCGGCAGATTATCCACATTCGCGGTCACCAGATCGCGCGTGTACTGGCCACGCACTCGCGCCGCGTCATCCAAAGTGCTCTGCATGAATGCCTGGGCGGTGTCCTTATCTGACACGCCGCCCTGGCTGCTGTAGCTTTCCCACTTGCCCCACGGAGTCGGCGCGGCCGGATTATCCATGCGGAAGAGCAGGTTATTGTCTCCCTCGACGAGGATGGTGGACGCGAGGTCAGCGATGGACTCCTCGAAGGGTGCTTCGCTGATGTCACGCGCAAGCTGCAGCACAATACTCTTGCTCAGGTCGCGGCTCAAGGCGGTGCTGTCGGCATTCCACAGCTTGAGCGTCCTGCCGGACGTGCGCCAGTCGCAGCCGCCACCATTGACGAGAGCACTCAGGATGGTCTGCAGATCCGTGCCAAGAGAATAATAGAGCGTGTACTTTTTCGCCCATGCCGCGCCGCCTGCGTCCTTGGCGGTGCCGAAGCCCAAGGTCAGACCAGTGGCCACGCCACCACGCGCCCGGTTTTCGTCAAGCAGGGTCTTGAGAATCGTGCCCGGATTGGAGCTGTAGAAGGGGCGCTTGCCCTTGTTGTCCCCGTCAGTGATGAGGTGCGACGAATCGTTGTTTTCGGCCTTGGACAGGAGCCAGCTTATAGACTGACCGGAATAAGTGATGGTCTTGGTGCGGTCATCCGTCTTGCCGGAGCGGCCCGTGATGACGAATCGCGCATTGTCCGGCTCACGATAGCCGCTGCCGTCCGACACCTCCACTGCCACTTCGAGGCCGTCCGTCAGCTCTCGGTCGAAAGCCTGAGCGTCACCGGACAGCAGCGAGTATTCGAGGGAAAGCGCGCCGTCATCATTGTGGAGCATCGAGGCGCTGAAGCTCACCGGCTCCGCCAGCACACCAAGTCGGTCACCGAAAGGCCGATAGGCCACCAGACGAGCATGCAAAGACTTGCCCATGATTAACTACTCCCAGGATTGCAAAAACCGGCAGGTCACCTTGTCGGCGCTGCCGGTCTGTTTGATTGCGAGGCGATAATCGCCAGAATCGATCGCGGGCCACACTTGCAGTGGCTCCGTGGTCCAGTCGATGCCATTCGACGCATCCGTACCACCGGACCATGCGTCGGCGTTGGCCGCCGTCCACGCCTTGCGATTGGTTGCATCGACGAAAAGGTAAGGTCGTGAGGCGTCGCGTTTGCCGCCCCACATTAGATTCGTGCCACTTATCGGGTCACTGATCGTGACGGCGGTTGCGGCACCGAAGCGCAATACCAGCGTGCCGATTGGCGCATTGGAAAGCCAGCCCTCGGGGATGGTGTCGAAAAGCTGCGAGGGCGAGGCGTTCGGCAATCCAGCCCAACGCGTCCAATACCCCTTGTCGCTGGGCTTGGCGACACTACCGGCCATGAGGCGCCCGCCAGTCGCGTCCAAGGTGCGCTCCTGCCACTGCTCCCCCTGCCAAAAAACATCCGGCAGTTGAAATACTGCAGTGGCCGCGCGGTGGTCATCCCACGGAATCTCGTCACCGTCCGGCTGACAGGACGTGCACACTGCGCTTGCAGTCATGCGCCGAGTCCAACCGGACACCGTGTCACGCTCCACGCGCGTCAGCTTGGAAGCCAAACGGCAGAGCCTATAGAAGCGATGCATCAGCACGTCGGAGTCAGGGCCATTGGTGATGAATTTCAGCGTGATTTCTGGCGCATCGAAAGCCACCGGACCAGCAGGAAGCATCACACCATTCCGACCATTCACGGTCACGGAATTAATGCGCGGGCTGATGCTCGTGAAATGGGTGGTGCCGACTATCAGGCTCGCATTGTCCCCGGTCAGATTCTGACCTTCGATGAGATAATCCGTGAGAATCATCGACTACCACCCTTTTTTCACTTGTGTCACCATTGCGGCATTGCCGCCGTCTGCAATTTCTGCTGCGTCGAAATCGACGTGGGCGCGATCGCCGGATAATTGAACGTCTGCGTGACATACGTGGCACCGGCACCGCCATTGCTGACATTCGCCCTGCCGGACTTCGACGCATCCACCTCGAAACCGCCATTGATCTGCGCGTTCATGCCATTGACGGTCTTCTGCACGTCCTTCCAGCCAGCCTTGAGGCTCTTGTCAAAGCCCTGCATGATGGCCAGACCAGCAGGCTTGAGCATCACCTTGTCGTAGCTCAAAGGGCCTTTATGTTTGACGATCCAATCGCCGATGCCACTCACAAAGCTCTTAACTTTGCCGAAAGCCGCCCTCAGACCATTGAGCAGACCATTGATGATCGACGCGCCGGCATTCCACAGCCACGTGCCAGCACCAGCGAAGATGCCGATAATCGCACTGCCAATGCCACCCAAAAAGCCGAGCACGCTTTGCACAACACCATACACAATTTGACTAAAGCCATTCCACGCCTGACTCCAATTGCCATGAATCAGGCCGGTCACCAGATTGATGACGCCTTGGATGACATTGACGATGCCCTTGACCACCATCGTGATGCCATTGATGATGCCTTGGATGAATGGCAGCATCGCTTGAATGGTCGGCAGCAGTGTCGAGCTGATGAAGCCGACGATCGCGGAAATGATGGTGGACACCAATGGTGCGAGAGCTTGAATCACCGGCACCAGCGCCTGAATCACGCTGGTAATCGCCTGCACCACAGTCGTGACCAAAGGCTCAAGGCCCTGAATCACCGGCGTGATGGCAGTCACCACGTCAGTGATGAGACTGCTAATCTGCGAGATGACCGGCATGAGCGCCTGAATCACAGCCGTGATGGCCGCGACCACTGCCGCGACAACCGGCTGCACACCTTGGATGGCCGGAGTTATCGCCTGAATGACGGTGGTCACCACGGTCAGAATGCCCTGAATGGCCGGTACCAAAGCACCAACAAGCGTGGAAATGATTGGCGTCAGCAATGGAATTATCTGGCCGACGAGATTGGTGATGACCGGCATCACCGCCGCAGCAAGCTGACTCAAAGCTGTCATGAGCGCCTGAATCGACGGCTGCAAAAGCTGAAAAGCCTGCTGCAAGCTGACGAAGGCATTCTGCAGCATCGTGCCGAATTCGCTGCGGAGCTGCGGGCTCGTGGCAATCAATCCGGCCAAAGCGCCAATCACAAGCGTGATAGGGCCACCAAGACCAGACAGGACGCCACCAAACTTCGACAGCAAGCCGCCAATCACCGGCACGCCACTCAATCCGCTCAAAGCTCCACCAAGACCAGCCGCGCCAAGCAGACCAGTCACGGCGGCGATAGGACCGGACAATCCAGACAATTGGCCAGTGAAGCCGCTGAAATTGATTTTGCTGATCTTGTCGGCGATACCACCGAACACTTTCTCAAGCGGCGGGCCAATCTTCTGCGCCAGTGCGGCCACCTTGTCGAAAAACGCGGTGATGAGCGGTTCGACGGCCTGCACCATCTTGATGACCGCGCCGCCGACCCCACCGAAAGCCGCGATCAGATCATTGCCGACCGAAGTCTTCAAACCGGCAATCTCATGCTGCAGGATGGTCATCTTGCCCTGCGGCGTGGCCGCCAAGGCCTTGTTGATGCCGCCGAAATTCGCTTCCAGGACCTTCGCGGCCATCGCGGCCTTCTCGGACGCGCTACCCTCCTGAAGGACTTTTTTCTGCGCGTCCGTCATGGTCACGCCATATTTACTCAAGGCGGTTGCGCTGCCGGTCATGACCTTGCCGAGCAGGTTAGCGATCTGCACGCCATCCTGAGCGGTCGCGTTATAACCCTTGTTATTGGCGATCATGTCGGCCAAGGCGGGCGTCAAGGTCTTGACCTGATCGGCGGTCAGTGCGAAAGTGCCGAGCTGTGCCTGAGCGGCCTTCAAGGTGCCACCGGATATAACGCCGGTCTGTCCAAGCGTCTTATTCAGGCTGAGCAGCGACTTCTGCTCTTCCTCGGTCCAATTATTGTTTTTGGCGACCTGCTGGAATTTCGCGGTCACCTCACCGGCCTTGAGGGCCGCATCCACGGCCTGCTTGCCGAAATTCGCCAGATATCCGCCAGCGGCGGCAGCGGCGCCGGACACGACGGTGGCCATGCCCTTAGCCGCCTTGCCGATACCGCTCACGGCCTTCGAAGCGAAACCGGAAGCCTTGCTCAAACCCGAATGCAACGCATTACCGGCCTTCGCGGCCGCATTACGCGCACCCTCCGGCAAAGCATTCCAAGCAGCCGAAAACTTGCTTTTGATGTTGGACGTGACCTCGCCAGCCGTCGAACTGATCTTCTGCACCGCCGCGTTCACGCCTGGAATCTTGCCGACAATCTGCTGGGCCGTTGAGGTGAAGCCGGACGCCAGACGGCTGAACGTATTCTTGGACTTGTCGGATTCGGCCGCCAACTGCGTCTCAAGATCCTTGAGACGTCCCTGAGCCGTCTTGAGATTGTCGGACGCCGCCTTGAGATTGTCAGCCGCCGTCTTCTGTTTGATTTGAGCTTGTTCGAGTTTGATGGCCGCAGCCTGAGCCTGCGTGCTGTCCGCGCCATATTTCTGTGTGGCCGCGTTCAGCTTTTCCTGAGCGGCCTGCACCTGCACGCCAACCGCCTTGAATTTCAGCAAGGCGTCCGTATTCTTTTGCGAGGCTTGCGCCACGTCCTTTTTAAAGGACTTCAGGGCTTCGGAATTCAGCTCGGCCGCACCACTGTTGAAACCGCTTTTGAAGGCGCTGCCGATCTGCTTGCCCTGCTGCGCGCCATTGAAGCCCTTCGTGAAGGAGTTTTTCATGTCGGAGACGGCCTTGCCGGTCTCCTTGGCCACATTCTGGCGGAAGCCCTTCATCTGCGGGAAAATGCTCACATGCGCGGAACCAAGCTCGCTACCGCCAGCCATGACAGCCTCCTCTATTCACTTGTTTTTTTGAAGCCGAAGATGCTGCTCATCGACTCCAAAGCCTCACGACGCTCCTCATCGGTCACCTCGACATGCTTCTTCCCAACCTTTTCCGGCGCGAGATCGCCAAGAATCGACGTGCCGCCCGCCTGAATCGCGGTGATGATAGCCGTCGCATCCATCGGCAGCACCATATGCACCGCAGTCATACCGGTGTAAGTGTTCGGATCGGCCGAAAGGTTCTCCCACAAGGCGATCGCGTCCGCGAAACGGAGCCTGCCGCCCAAATCGGCCTGCAGACTCCATCCACGCGCCGCGAAATCGGCTCTTATTCGACTGCCGTCTTCTCCTTGGAGGAGCTGGCAGAAGCCGACGATTTTCCCAAATCAGCGCCCTGCATCTTGGAAATGATTTCGCCGTAATCGGCGAGGATGTTCATGGGCACCATGACCGGCTCCTTCGCCAACTGCCGCGCCGCATCCTCACCGGCGAAAGCCGTCAGCATGTCCTTGAGCGCCTGAATCTGCTCGGTGTCGGACTGCAGATTCGACAGACGTGCGAAATCATCAATCGACAGTGCGAGAGGTAGTTTGTAAATGTGGCCGTGCGGTGCGAGGAACCATACGCTGCCGTCCTTGATGAGGTGCTTCACCTTCATCCGCTTGGCCGACGCTTCAAGCGCCTTCTCCTCGTCCTCCTGAGTCCAGGCTTCGAAATCGGCGGCGGAGGGCATCACATTCTTGGTCATTTCTTCCTTCTTTCAAACGACTACGAAAAATTCCTTTACTTTGTTGGATGAAGAGGAAGAATCCCAGCACATGCGAAGAAAGGAAGAAAGAAACATGTGCAGGGAAGAGTCAATGTCAGTCGGTGACCGGCTGAGACTCGGAATCATCAGCCTGATGATCGGTTGCATGAGAATCGGACGAAGCCTTCGGCGTCACGAAGGACTGCAGGTACTTCGAGGCGCCGGAATCGCAGGCGTCGTCCTGAATCCATTCGATGGTCCAAGCGTCACCGGTGTTCTTGCCGGCAGTCTCCTGCCCCTGCTCGTTGCCGGTCAGATTCACGACACCAAGACGACGGCGGTGCGTGCCGTTTTTAAAAACGGTCTCCTTGTAGCAGAACCACTTGCCATCCTGAATCACATCGGTCACGTGATACACGCCACTGGAGTCCGGCGTGCCGATCGTCATCTTGCGTGTGATGTCGTTATCCTCGGCCACGGTGAACTGCTCGGTCAGCGACGCCTTGCCGTTGATCGAATAGCCTGGCTGGTGGAATTTGATCGCATCATCGGCGTCACGGCTGTCCTGCGGGGCACCATCCTCGGTGATAAGGCCGACGAAGCCGCCCTTGCTGAAAATCTTGTCCAAGCCGGTCTTCACGTCGGCCACGGTCGGCGCGATGAGATCGGCGGTCAGCTTCTGAGTCGCGTCATAGGGGGCGAAACGGTATGCGCTTGTAACCACGATCTTCGCGGCGCTCAGGTCATTGCCTGCTGCATCAGCTGCCATATTTTGTCCTTTCAAACAAAAAGGCGCTGAAACAAACGTTTCAACGCCTAAAAATTAAGAATTATTGAATTATTGGAATTCCAATAGCGGAGAATTCGACAGTCAGATAGCATCTGGCGATGTTCGCGTCCTCGGCCACGAAATACGGACCATTGCACCCGTCCTCCTCGACTGCCGCGATCGGCGAACCATCAAGCGAGCAAATCTCAGGGTCGGTGAGCAGGCCGTAGATTTTCGCCGCCAGATCACGACAATCACCTGGAAGAGTGCGACTGCCATAACGCACGGTGATACCAATGCTGCGGTCGAAAAGTACGCGATTGGACTGGCTGCCGCCATCGTCACGCACGACCACGAGAGGATAGAAGCCGTCGTAATCGTCCGGCTCTCGAATGTGCACGAGAATCTTGCCGTAGGAGGGCTTCAGCTTGCCACGGAGGTAAGCGCACAGCCATGCTTCGAGGTCTGGTGGTAGCACTGCCGTCATGACTTGCCAGCCTTGAGCGCCTTGCGGAGGTTGCCGGTCCGCGATTCCACGAGCAGGGTTTTCGGATCGGTGCCGACCACCATGCAGGTGGTGCGGTGCGCATGCTTGACCTCCTCGATCTGGAGGCCGTCACGGTATGCGCCGGTGTCCACTGGAGCGTGAGCCTTCGCATATTCCAAGGTCTTTTCGGCCGCCCTGCGGGTCATGGCCTTGACGCCAGCCGAATTCATCAGCTCATCGAAATAGCGATCGTTGAATTTGACCATCACACCCAAGACCATCACCCCCTGTACTCGGATAGTGGAATCTCAATCGTCGGCCGCCAGCCCGTGAAAGCATTCACGTCACGACTCGGATAGCCGGATACCTCCCAACACCTGCCGTCATCCGGCATGGCCCTGATGCGGTCGCCGGGCATGATATCGAGTGACGGGTCGGTCGAGGTGAGGTAAGCCGTGCTCGTGGTCTCCTCACGCAAGGCGTCAGGAGACCTCATGCTGCTGGAGCTGGAAAGCGAGCCATTGAATTCCAGCACGTCCGGGTGGTCCCAATCCTCACCAGTCAACTCGCCCGAATACCGGTCCATGACCTTCTTCGCACGCAAACGCCGCCACTTGGTCGCGCCAGACATGTTGAAGGACGTACCACCGCCGAGATAATCCAATGCGGAAGTCACGGCTTCACCCCCCACGTCAAGCGGTAGGGCTGCAGCGTGCGCTTCTCGGACTCGAAAAGCGCCACATTAGGCACACCACCATCGGAGCCGGAGCGATAGGTGACGCTGCTGCCATTCGTGGATTGAGCTGACACCGTGCCGGGAACCTGCATCACACGAGACGCGATGTCCAGCAGAATCATCTGCACTTCCGGCACATCCTCCAAATCCCAACCATCGGTAATGGTCGCTTCCACACTCCCCGGCAGATCGGGAAAGGTGGCGCCATTGACCAGCACAAGGCTCCCGGCCTCGCTGTACCGCGCATCCTGCACGTGTTCCACGCCATCAAGCTTGAGACTCGAAAGCGCGGTCACATGCTTGGATGGCAAGAGCAGCGAATCACCGCCGTGACCATCCAAGCGAATCGTACGAGTGACGGAAGGCGCGACATGCCAGCCGCAATACCGGCGAATCGCAGTCTGAGCGGCATGCATCTTGAAACCGGCATCGACTTGGAAAGAGTCGGCGCTTGGAATCAGATCACCAATCACGGCAGTCATGCCGCACCCCCAATCACTTACTTGGCTGCCATCAGGCCAGCGGCCACCAGAGAATCGACAAGAGCATCGAATTCCTGCTTGGTCGGCGCATCGCCTGCGGCCTTGGACACATTCTTCGCCACCGGAAGAGAGGCGGCACCGCCGATAGTGACCGGCTTGCCCTTGGCATCAAGCGCCACAAGCTCCGCCACATCCTGCGTCTTGTCGATGTTCGCCTCTTTCGGGGTGACGAAGCGCACATACTTCTGCGTCATGATCAGGCCGCCTTACCGAGAGTGACCTTCACAAAGGCCTTCGGATACTTGACTTGCAGGCCGACACGCTCGCTAATGCGGCAGGTCTGCTTGAAGTGCAGGAAATCATCGGCATTCGAGTCGGTCATCTTCACGACCAGACCACCCTTGCGCAAAAGCTCGGCGCTCTTGAAGGCACCGACCAGCGCGGTGCCCTCGGCAATGGCGGCGGTAGCGATTGCGGGGACATTCCACAAAGTGGAACCGTTAGTCAGGTTGAGGTAAGAGCCTTCCGCGTTCTTGGCGATGGTCAGCTTCCAGAAATCGACCGGATTAAGGACGAATGCGTCAGCCTGATAATTGGTTTTCAGCGTGATGTACAGCTTGGCCTTGGACAGACGGTCGGCGTCCGACAGCTCATCCTGGCCCATCGTCTGAATCTCACGATTGAAAAGACCCTTCAGATTATTACCAGTGCCATCACCGGACAGGAGTTGGTTTTCCTCCGCCAGCTTCAGGTCATACTGCGCGTTGTTGTTGATTTCCGACACAATCCAGTTGAGATCGTCCATCATGTTGTCGCTGATGGCGAAGAAGCTGGCGACGGTGCTGATCTTGTCCTGCTTCCACACAGGTTCCTTCCAATGGACCTGCGGGGCTACTCCGGTTTCGGCGACGGTGGAGGCGTTGCCTTCAAGCTCGCTGAATTCCGGGTATTCGATCAGGTTGCCGCTGACGGCACCGGAAGCGAAGAGGTCGGCCACGACCAGCGGACGCTGATACGGTCGAGCAGGCTGAGTGTCGATCTGCGTCAGATACGGGGCATAGCCTTCGGACGGCGCGCCTTCCACGTGAGTATCATCCGCTGCCTTGTATTCGACCTCGAAGTTGCGTGCGATGGCAGACTTCACGTCAAGGCCAGCATTCTGCATGGACTTGACGTAATAATCACCGATACTCTTGGCGTGGATGGCGTCGGAGCCACCAACATGCTGCACGCCGGTCTTGGCGTTGAGCTGGCCGATCTGCGCGAGCAGATCATCGGACTGCTTCATGCCGTCCAGCTGACGGTCGATGCCCTCGACCTCGGCCAGCGCGCTCTTCACAAATGCGATGGTATCGCCATCAGCCTTGCCAGCGGCCAGCAGACCCTGCTTTTCTTCGAGCTGCTTGACAAGCGCGGCTCGCTTTTCCTTGAGAGATGCCATTACGGTCACTCCCCTTTCCGCCCAACTTGGGCAATCTTGATTGCGAGTTGCAACGCTTCCGCTTCGGAAAAACCGTCCGGCTCCTCGGACTTGGCCCCATCGGGCTCCTCGTTCTTGGCTGCACCGGCATCCGATGCCTTCGCATCGTCACTCTGGTCATTGTCATTGTTGTTGTCGGACTGAGTGGTGTTCTCAGCCACGAAATCCTTGAGTTTCTTCGCCTGACCGGTCAGGTCATCGGCGATCTGCGAGAGAATGCCAAGATTCTTCTGTGAGAGGGTGCATCCGGTCTTCAACCGGCGCAGCGCGTCCTTCACGTCCACGATGCCCGTATCCTGATTCGCGCCGACAGGCACGAAGGACGCCTCATACACCCTCAGCTCACGCAATTCGTTGGCTTTGGTGCCGTCATCGAGCTCCACCTCGCCCTCGTCCATCACGTCGAACGCGAAGGACAATTGACTGAGACGCTTTTCCTTGATCAGGTGGTAGACCTGCGCGGCCTTCGGCGAGTCCATGTCGAAATGGCCTTTGATCCACCAGCCGTGATCGTCCTCGCCCATCGAATCGACGCCGCCGATGTTGTAATCGGGGTCATCCATACGATGCCCATACAACACGGGCAGCGTGTTGCCGCTGTCCTGCCATTCCTTGATGGTCTTGTCGAATGCGCCCTTTGCCACCACGTCACCGTAGCAGTCTGGTTCGCGGGTGAAAGTGGAAGGGTAGGCGATGAATTCGCCATCCTTGAGTGCCGAGTCCTCGCCATCGGCCTTGAATCGGCACTCGAAATCCTTAAAGTGCATCATGCACCTCCTTGAAATGCGTTCGCATGTCCTCCGTCTCCTGCAATGCCCTCACACCGGCATCGAACTGCCCCAGGACGGCTTTGATGTTCAGGTCGGCCTGCAGTTCGTTCTGCCATTTGAGCCATTTGATGTCATCGACTCCCATGCCGGCGCCAAACCGTGATCTGACGCTCTTTTCCAATCGGTCACGCCACATGCCGACGATGGCCGCTGTTTTCTCGTCATCATCCGATTCGATGGCCGACCCATCGGCTGGACGTGACGGGTCCCCGCCATCCTGCGGGCTTGACTGGCCGCCCTTGGTGACATTGAGCGGCACCACCAGTTCGTCACCGCCCTCGACGCGCGGCAGATTCTGGCTGGCGCGCGCCTCGTTCGGCGTAATCCACGGAGCGCCGACCGAAGTGCTCATCACACTGGCCTGCTCCTCGAAATCGCCGGAAAGCTTGCTGCGGATGTCGAATTCGATGTAATTCGCGTCCGGCGCACCTACCTTCGGAGCGAGGAACGTGTTTATCCTGTCCTCGATCATGCGCATGGTCGGCCCCAGCGTCTCGGAGTACAGCATCTTGCGGAATTCCTTGGTGTTCGAGAAATTCGCGTTGTCCAGGATGCCGACCATGACCGGACTGACGTGGTAGACGCTTGCGACGGTGGACAGCGACAGCTTCGTGACCTCGCTGAATTCCTCCTCACGAGCATTGAAGCCCAAACGCTTCAATTCCATGCCATCCTCAAGCAGTGGCGTGGCACCGGCCTGAGCACCCTTGTCGGTGAATTCCTTCCACCCGCGCTTGAAACGCTCGCGATCGGCGTCATTCCATTCCGGCGCATCCTTCGGACGCACCAGCACGCTGCCGATACGGCCGCCGCGCTTCCACACCTGAGTGCGATACGACCATGCCTGAATCTGCTCGTTGATGATGTCCTTCAAGGCACGCACCGGAGTCACGCCCTGTGTCGGGTCATCAGGGTTCCATCCATGGAAAACGAGCATGTCATCAGCAGGCACATCGTAATATGACGTGCCCAGATTCGGGTAAACGCGATAGTAGGCGGGCTGGAAAACGCTGCCATCAAGCTTCGCCTGCACCCAGCATGGCGGAATCGGCTGAATCTGCCAACTGCCGAACCTGTCCACGTCCCGATCAGGCGTCTGCATGACAACCCAGTAAGCGTTATCGTAAAGCGCCAAGTCAGCCACAAGCTGCCTAAGCAATTCATAGCCGGTCATCGTGCCGTTCGGCTGCTTCAGCAGATTTATCAGCACATCATCGGTCACACGCTGCCTGTCGGTGTCGCTGACACGCTCGAATTCCTTCAATCCGACCTGAGCGACATTCCGCGCCAGAAAAGTAATCACGGTACGCAAATGCGGCTGCGTCTTGAAAAGCTCGGCCTCAGTCTGGCCCTGAATCATGGCCATCTGGTCGGACAAATCAAAGGAAATGCTGTAGCGCGGCTGGAAAACGTTCCTCAAGGCGCTCCAAAGGCCCATAAGGCACCTCCAATCGCTTCAAAAAAGTCAAAGAATCATCAATCCATGCCCCGAATAGGCGGAAGCCTTCACCGGCTCAGCATCCACAGCCTGCATGGTCTCCAAGGCGTACAATGCTTCCGATTCGGCGATAAGGCCGCTGATCTGCAAAGCACTCTTAGCGCGATCCCACACCTCGACCTCACCGAGACGCCTTGTCACGGCCACGCTCACCTGCTGTTCGATGGCGGGCTGCGGCAGGTGCCGGAGCTTGCCTTCGCGCACGCGGTCGAGGAAGCGGCCGCAGCACGCGCCAAGGCGGAAACCCTCGATAAGGTGGACGTTCCAGCCTTTTTCGGTCAAGGGGTCGATGAAATCGACGGCCGGACAGCCCTTCGACTGCACGGCGATCTCGCAAATCGACGGCCAGCTCTCACGCAATAGGTCAAGAAAGTGCGGCACCCACAGCATGCCGTCACGACGCGCGATAAGCTCCACATGAGGCAGGCCATCGGCGCGCAGGCCAGCGGCGGCCACATACGTGGTCTGGCGGTCGGCGCTGGTATCGACGGCCAGGACAACGCGATTATCAGCCGGAATGCAGGACGCATTATCTGTGCCATGCGCCCACAGCTTCGGGTTGATGTAGGGCACGATGTCGGCGGTCACCCACTGGCACAGGACCTCTGTGCGGAATGCGGCCTCGGTCATGCCATCAATATCGCTTCGGACACTGGCCACGGTCATAGGGCCATAACCGAGCGACGGGTTAGCCTGGCGGATCGCGTCGGCATCATCCACCGGGCACTTATCAGGCGCGGACCATTCGAAATAGCCGAATGAGCCGTCCTGCTCGCCATTGGCGAAAGCCTCGGCGGCATCCACACCATCGGCCACACACTGCTTCCAAGTGTCCACGAGCTTCCGGCCCTTGTCCACCTGCTTACGCAAGGCCACAGACCGATAATCGCCAGCATTGCTGATGCCCCACAATTGCGAACTCCACACGGCCTTCGTGGTCTGAGAGACGGCATTCCAGCCATCATCATTATGCTGCTCGCGCAGCTCGTCGAAAATCACACGGGCCGCGCTCTTCGCACGAATGTTCTTATCGGCACGGACAATGTATTTCGCCTTCGACTTCAGCACGATGGCTTCCTCGCCGTTGGTGTTCACGAATTTCTGCGTCATGCCCGCAAGCTCGGGCACCACCAGATCGGACTCCTCATCAGTCTCAGGACGCGGATTACACCACTCCTTGACTTGGGAATATGGGCCTTTGGCATTATCCAAGGTCTGCGCGGCACCAACCACCAGAAATTTCACGGGCGGCACCCTATCCGGGTGCTTATTCGAGTCCACAAACAGCCACCATGCGGCAAGCACACCCATCAGCGTGGTCTTGCCATTCTGACGGGCCACAAGCACAATCACCTTGCGGAAGCGATAGCTGCCATCCTCAAGCAATTCCAGCGCATGGACCAGCAGCCAGCACTGCCAAGGATAAAGATGCACATGAAGCATAATCTCCGCGAAGGCAATCACCGCGAAACCATTGCTGGTGGTCTTATCAAGCTCTCTAAGCGGCGGCGTGAAGATCCGCGGCAACGTAACACCATGCAGGTCATCATCGATGGCACCGAAAACACTCAAATCTTCCGACGCCATCGAACGCCTCCTAGCCGAAACGCTTCATAAAATCTTCCATCTGCACAACCTTGTCGCTCTTACGCGCCTCCGGCTTCGATTCAACCTTCGGCTTCGCGGGACGACCAACCTTAGCCGGAGCATCCACCGTCAAACCAAGCGACTGACAATATTTGAGGAACGTCGGCAGCGAAACGTTGTCGAGCTTGCCGTTCTCATCGACAAAACCGGAGAACGTCAGATAATCGATACGCTCAGCCAACACGCGAGCCGCAGCGACAACAGCAGAATTCACAGCCTTGAGGTCAGCGTTCTTCAACGAACGCTCCAACGCCTCCGCCACATTCCGACTCGGAAACTTCGCACTCATCGAAAACACCCCCTAATCTGCCATCGCGCGCGACCCGCCAACAATTTCACTCGTCGGGGAGAGGAAGACCGACCACGCGGGACGTCTTGCGCTCTGTCGTTGGTTTTACGATTTCACCGCCCCTACCCCTCGTGTTGGGCTCATGCTGTTGTTATCCATTGTCTTGAGAGTGTTCCGATTGGCGCTGGCGGATCTTGGTTGCCTCTCAAGCGGTTGCAGCTGGTGTGGCTCGGCTTGAAGCCTGCTGGGTCGAATTGGAGTTCGGGATGCTTGCTGACCGGGAACATGTGATCGAGATTGAATGAGTCATCTGTGGTGTTCTTGACTGCGTTGTAGTCGATTGGCATGCCGCACAACCAGCAGACTGCATGCTGTGCCTTGCATTGTGTGAAGAATGTGGCCTTGTCTTTTTCGAATTGGCGGCTGGTCTTGCGCGTTCTTCCTGGCATGTGGTCACCGCCTTGTGGTGCTTCGGGCTGGAGTCGAACCAGCGCATGGTGTGGGATGCACTATCTCTGATCACGGGCATTCGCAAAGAATCATGAAGCCATGGCCGGTTTGGTATCCGTCCTCTGGTATCTGTGCTATCCCTCGTGCTCTGCCACTGAGCTACCGAAGCTGATATGAATAATGGCCCAGCCCTTTCAGGCTGAACCATTTTACTACTGTACGACAGTATAGCATTTTAATTGTGACAGTCAAGCATGGCGGTTATTTCTCCGAGGTTGAACACGTACTCTCCTTTGTGTTTTGTCGGCGTGGCGTGGAGTTTGCCTCTGGTGAGCCATTGGCGGATCTGGTCGCTTGTGCAGTGGATGTCCATTTTGGAGAGGTATCTTGCGACTTCGACTGGTTTTCCGGTGTATTCGAGTTGCCAGAGTTTGTTGTCGCGGGTGGCTTTGATGGCTTGGACTCCGCCTTGCCATTTGCAGTGCGGGCATGTCCATTCGTCGGCCTGTGGCGTGCTGGTGGCTTGGTGGCCGCATTGTGGGCATGTGCCGATGATGACCATTGCCTCTTCTGGTGTCAAGGCCGTCTCGTTGCGTCGGCTGATGTGTTCCAGGGCTGCGTAATCGTCTGCTGCAGTGCTCATGTCGAGGATGGTGCGCCGGTTGCTGATTATGGCGAACCACGCTTTCCGCCAGTCGTATCCAGCGTATGCGGCGCGTATTTTGCCCGCCTGTTCCGCCAACCATGCTTCGCTGTCTGCGATGAGGTCTTGAGCGTGGGTGTCGATGGGTATTGGTGCGTTGCCTCGGCTTGGCGTGTGTGCTGGGGTGCCGATGCGGGCCTGTCGGAGCATGATGCTCCGCAGGGCGGGCAGTTGGACGTGTCCGAGCTGGCGGATCAGCTGCCAGTAGTTTTCTCGGCAGCTGGCGCAGAGCAGATTCGCGGCCACCGGCTTCATTGGCTTCCGGCAGTGCTGGCAGTTGGTCAAAGTCTGGTCTCCTTGTCGTGCTGGCGGATGAGTGCGGCGATTTCGGCTTTCGGCACTTGCGGCACGAGCGGCGCGATCTCGTCGAGCGCGTAACCGGCCTGATGCCACTTGATGATCATGTCTTCGAGTATTTTCTTCACTTGTATTCCTCCACTGTGTTGCATCCGATGTATGCGCCTCGGTCTTTGAGGCATGCCCACGTCACGTCACCGGTCTTGACCGTCTCCATTTGAAAATCGTGGTGGGTGGACGTGTACCACTGCATGGAGATGCATGTGCCGATGGTGAGGAAGATGATGAGCATGCAGGTGATGACGGTGCAGATTATTGTCTTCTCGGTATTGGTCATTTGGTCTCCAGATATGGGTTTTCTGTGGTGTGTGGCGGGAAGTCGCATTCCTGGTCTTTCCATCCGGCCGCGTAGCCTTCCTGCCATGCTTTGCGGCGCTCGTGTTCCAACCATTCTCGGCTGTACATGATTACCGGTTCGTGTTTCATGATTTCTCCTTGTTGAGTCTGTCGGCTAATTCGCAGGCCTTTTCGTCTGCCTGTGCTGTTTCTTCGTCGCGTCCGAGCGCTTCGAGCACGTGAGAGCATTTCCACGTGTGCACGTGGCGTTTCGAGGGTGGTATGCCGCTCATTTTGGCTCTGCGTTGGCACCAGCCCTTCCACAGGCGCGTCCAGTCGGCTATCGTGCGGTTTTCGCCATAATGTCGGCTTAAGAATGCGTTCCACGCGTCTGACAGGTCGAGATTCGGGTAATCGCGGATTATGGCGGCATTGGCGTGGGTTTTCTCCCTGACCAGCTCGAAGTCGTTCAGCCCGATTTCTTTGGAGAAAGAAGAAGAATATTCTTCTTTCTCTTTCTTTTGGGTTCTGGTGTTCTGGTGTTCTGGTGTTTGTCCCGATTCTGTTTCGATTCTGCCGGCAGTCTGCGCAATTTCTGCCGGCAGACTGCCAGCAGAATACCGGTCATGCTCACGCTTGCGCTTGGCCATCACCTGCTGACGGCTCCGATTATGTTCGAGATAATCGTGGATGACATAGCCGCCATCCACGGCCTCGATCAATCCGACCTGCTGCAAAGCGTCAAGCTCCTGCGTGGTGATGTCGAGCACGAATTCCGCCGTGTCCGAGTCCACGAAGCCGTCCGTGAGGTTGTCACCGCAGTAGGAAAGCATGACGACGAACGCACTGACGGCAGAGGGCATGGTGCGACGCAACCGGCGTACCTTCCGGTTGAGATAGAAGCCATTGGCCAATTGCACGTAACCGCGCCTTGCCATCAATCCTCCCCTCTTGTGATGCCGTTGAATTCCATCCAGATTGCCTCCTGCCGTGGCGTGGTGCAGGGCAGGTCGGTGTAGTTGGTGTTCGCCCAGCCGCTTCCCACGTGTGGTTTCGCCATCGCGTCCAGGGCTTCGGCGATCTCCAACAAGTCCGGTGGCGGGTCAAGCGTCACCATGACAAACCCATCATTACGGCTTGCTTCGCGTCCACCAGCCGATACCCGCAGTAAGGGCAGGTGACGTAATAGCTGCCCACCGTCTCGCCGCAGTGGGCGCACTCGACATATCGGATTGCCTTGCTCATTCGTTTACCGCCTTGCGTGCCACTTCGAGCAGGTCGCGCGCCCGGTCGATGAAGTCCTCCTGATAGCCGCAGATTTCCCCCGCGTAATCCCATGCGTCGTCCTCGTCTTTCGCCACACAGTCGCTATCGACGCCATCCCATTCGTAGCTGTCCCAGCAGAGCCGTTTCGCCAAAGTCAAATCATCATCCATGCCACGCTCATAAGCGTTGGCCTCGTCAAGCATGATGCTCAATTCGTCCTCTTTCCGTTAGCTTTGACCATGGCCCACAGGATTTCGCTTGCCGGACGCCTCCTGTATGACAGGTCGTTGTAGGACTGCACATAGTCGAGAATCAGTTTCGAGCCGGTCGAATCCGGTGTCAGAATCGCGTTCACTCGCGGCGGCACCATCTTCTGCCATACGATCTCGTCACACAGTTCCTTCGTGCAGACCAGATAGTTCTGATCGCCGTAGAACGTCAGTCCGTTGCCGCTAGTGAAGTCAGCCATGCATGACTTGACCTCGTAGAACTCGAAGCAGCCTTTCTCGACGCTTGCGGGCACCGGCTCACCGTTGATGTTCCAGGGCTTGAAGCCCACGTAGTCCACGCGCCTTTCGTCGGGCGTGTTACGGTCGAAATTGACCTCGCTCGCCCAAAAAGCGGTCTGATTCCTCAACCTCTTCTCGACCAGCTTGGACAGCATGGCGGTGGTTTCAGTCCTGCTCATTTCTTCCTCCTGAAGTACTTGCATTCATCGTGATGGAACAGGAACAGGTGAAGTCTCCACACCTTGACTGCCAACAGGCCCTTGAGTGTGATCGCATACCCGCCATGGACACGCTTCATGAGCTTCCTATCGGCCAATGATTCAAGTATTCGGGAAAGCTCTTGGTTCTCTCGTTGTTGCCAGATGTAGTTCATCCCCTCAGCGATATACAGGCAACACATGTCCTTGTCGTATTGACTAATCATCATTAGCCTCCCTCTCAAGGATGTAGACGTTCGTCGCGGTAACGGCGTTATTACTCAATTCCGTTGGTGGCATGATATCCACCCGCAGAATCTTCCAACCCTCGTTCAGCAACTCTTCAAACACACCCATATTCATCAAGGTGCGCTCATCGCCGTAATCACTCCAAAAAAGTGGGCAAACCTTGTACCGTTTATTCATTTCGCGTCCTCCTTCATGAAGACAATCCAGTGTGTTCCCGTGCGGTTCGGCTGCTTGTTGCCGAAGAGCGGCTTGTGCGCTGTGAGCTTGAGAATCTGCGATACGGGTATCTGCGTCTCATTCCATTTGAAAATCAACACTCCGTGCTCTTTCAGGACGCGGAAGCACTCGCTGAACATGGTCTTGAGGTCAGCTTTCCACGTCTCTTGGTCGAGGCAACCGTATTTCTGCGCCATGTAGCTCGTTTCCCCCGCATTGCGCAGGTGGGGCGGGTCGAGCACCACCATGCGGAACGTCCCGTCGGGGAACGGCAGGTCGCGGTAGTCCATCAGCATGTCCGGCTTGACATCGAATCTACGCCCGTCACACAATTCCCAGCTTTCATCACGCACATCACCGAAAAGCACTCGATCATCCGACTTGTCGAACCAGAACATTCGGCCGCCGCAGGCGGGGTCAAGAACAGGCTGATACGCGCTCATTTCGTGTCCTTCCTCTTGTATTCGTCCACTACGTGTTTCCACTGGATGCTTGCATCCATAGGGTCGCTGTACCAGTTTGTAGAGAGGTGCTTTCGGGGGCATTGAAGCCGGTATATCGACTTGATGTAATCCCCATCCTGTGTATGGCTCTTAACGATTTTGGGTAGTCTGCCGCACATTGGACACCCGAATTCGTTGCGTCTGCGTTTGAACCACATGACTATGCCTCCGCGTCTTTGTTCCGCTTTCGGCCCGTCCGACTCAACATAAAGCCGTCCAGATAGAGCTGGAACAGGCTCACATACAGGCCGTCTTTTATATCGTCTTCCGGTTTCGCATACAGTCGTTCGTTCAGGAGTGCGACTGGCAGTCCGGTGCGTTCCTCCCGTTCGATGTGGAAGGGTATTTCCTCCTGGCCGTCTGCGGTCTCGCGGACTGCCACGCCGTAGTCGCCCACCTGGGGCTGATCGGATGGGTCGCTATTGTCCGTGTCCTCGTAGGTGAGGCAGGACAGCATGGAGCCGCTGTAGCCGAGCATGGAACGGCAGTGGTCAGCTGTCTTTCCGTATGCGTCGATTTGCCCCTTCACGACACCGTATGCGGTCGTGTCACGCTGCATCAGAAGAGCGTTTGCAAGCCTCAAGCCATCAATCTCAAGCTGCTCGCACCAGTCGATGATCTCTTGCAGTGTCTTGTCTTTCTCAGTCACGTTCGTCGCCATGATTAGTGTTCTTCCTCTTCGATTCGGATTGTGATGTGGTAGACGCCTTTTTCGGTGCTTGGCTCGCCTAGCCGATAGTCCGGGCCGACCACGTATCTGGCGTTATCGTCCGGCCAGAAATCGGCTTGTGTGATGGCGTCCAAGATTGCCTTGACCATCGGCGCCGCGTTCTCGGGGTCGAATCTGCCGTGTGTCAAGGGGTGGATGATGGCGGTCACATGCACCGGCCATTTGGCGGGCGGCTTGAGTTTGCCGCTGTTGATGAGACTGCGGTAGGTGAGGTAGGCGCATCTTTTCACGACGCTGGTGCGCCGGTATTTCGCCCGCCAGTCTCCACGTTTGTTCTGGGTCCACCAGTAGGCCTTCTGCACGTCGATGGTGGTTTCCTGCGTCATTCGTCCTCCAAAATCCAAATGTCGGCATCGCCAATGTCCGCGTAATGGTCTTCGCTTTCGGCCTCACATTCGGGGCATGGTATGGGGCGCGCCGGATACAGCGCGCACCCATGTTTGGGACATACCGGCAGCACGTCCGGCGGCTCAATCCACTCACGCATCATCAGAAGTCAGGCTCTCCAGCCGGAGCGCCCCACGGATCATCGGCCGGAGCCTGCGACTGCTGCTGGGGCTGCTGCGGCTGCTGATAGCCGCCATTGGCGTTGCCGCCCTGGTATGAGCCTGACTGCATCTTCTGCACCTGAGCCGTCGCATACTTGAGCGACGGGCCGATCTCGTCCACCTGCAATTCGATGACCGTGCGGTTGGAACCGTCCTGCGCCTGATAGGAACGCTGCTGCAACCGGCCCTGCGCGATGACGCGCATGCCCTTGCGGAGCGTCTGGGCGCAATGCGAGGCGAGGTCACGCCAGGCCGAGCAGCGGAGGAACAGCGCCTGACCGTCCTCCCACTGGTTGGCCTGGCTGTTGTATACGCGTGGCGTGGACGCGATGGTGAAGTTCGCCACCGTGCCGCCATTGCTCAAAGTGCGAATCTCAGGGTCGGCGGTCAGATTGCCGACGATCGTGATAACGGTCTCCCCCGCCATCACTCACCGTCCTTCGCATCGGCCTGCTGCTCGGAGTCGGCTTCGGTGTCCATGACCTCGGCAGTCACGTCATCAGTCGAATCGGTGATTACCGGCTGGAACACGTCGCTGTAATCCGGTGTGGTCTCGTCCACGCTCGCGGCCTTCTTCGCCTCGATGTTGACCGGCAGATATTTGAAACTGCGACGGATGATGGTCTTCTTCGCCATCTCCACGAAATTCTTCACCCACGGTCCGGTGATCTGACGGCTGCGATTGCGTGGCGCGTACTTCTCGCGGTATTCGAGCAGGTCGCGTTTCGACATGTAGTCGGCGTAGCGTCCGCCATTCGGCAGCTGGACAGAGAGGTACACGAATTTCAGCTTGTCCTCGCTGTGGTCGGCGTCCACGTTCACCTCGTCCGGGCATTCGATGGTCGGCACGCCATTTTCGTCAAGCTTGAGCTTGATGTTGTCATCCTCGTAGACGGCTCTCGGCTGCGCGTAGATGCCGCTGTTCTCCAACAGTTTCAGCATGCCCTTGTAGCCGATGACGAAGGTGGCCTGCTTCTCCCCCGTGGCATAGTTCTTGTTGCCATAGGGCAGGATGTACGCCTGTCCCAATCCATCCACGTCGGATGGGCGCAAGCCAAGTGCCGCGCACTGCATGAAGCAGGAAAGGACGCTGACCGGCGTGCAGTCGGCCAAGGCGGGTGTGCGGTTGATGCTGCTGATGCACATCTGCAACAGCGCCTCGCTGTCGAGGTTGCCGCCGATGACACGCGCGATCTGCGGCCACGAATGCTCCACAAGCTGCTTGAGCTTGCCCTTCGGATTGAGCGGCTGCAACTGCTGCCCTTGCGCCTGCTGTGCGATTGCTCCCATTTTTTATTGCTCCTTTTCTTCGATGGATTTGAATGCGAATTTGCGGTAGGTGGTGGCTTTGACGGTGTATTCCTTGCGGGTCATCGGCTTGTAGGTGGCTTGCAAATTCCCGCACTTGATGCCGGTGTGCGAGCCGATGCGCAGAATGATCTGCTCCTGCAATTCCTTCTGAGCGGCCTTCATGTCATTCAGCATTCCGGTGGCGCTCTCGTATCTTGCGAGCAGGTCGTACAGGTCGTCATCGTCGCTTTCGTCCACGATGTCCGGCGTGGGTTCGGGGAACGCCTTCTGCACATCCCCGCCGGTAAGCTGTGGTGGAGTACCCGTGGTGACGAAATGCCAGAAGTCGGCGGCGGCCTTGTCGATCGCGGACATATCCTCCACGTCCGCCTGGAACGGGATCTCTACCGGCTCATCGTCTCCGATGGCCGCGTACACGTAGCCCCACGTCCATCCAGTGACGAGCGCGTAGAATTCGACCTGAGCGAGATAGTAAGGCGGAATACGGAGGTTGCCGTCCTCGTCATGCCAGTCCCCCGCTCGGCGATTACCCGCCGTCTTGATTTCGAGGATTCCGAAGCTTCCGTCTTCCTTTTGCAGGATGCCGTCAAGGGAAGCGCGCAGGTATGTCTTCTCGCGGCTGATGAACTGCTTGTCGGTGCCGTCTGTGACGATCATTTCCGGATGCTGCGCGCGGAAACGCTTACGAAGCTCGTTTTCCAGGGCATTGCCCTTGACGATCGCCCACTTGTCGGAAATGTCCTCCGGTTCCACGCGTCCGGTCTTCTCCAACCACAATTCGTAAGGCGTTTTGAACGCGTTAAGGCCGAGAATCGTGCTCATGTCGGAACCGCCCACACCGGCCTTACGGCTCTTCAGCCACGCGAGATGACGTTCCGTCTTCTTGCCCTGCTTGAAACGCTCGATCTGATAGCGTTCCGTATCCTTGAGTGGAATACGCTTCATTTCAGGCTCCCTGCTGATTGCTTGGCTTGTTTATGTCTGCTTTGATGATGTCGGCGTCGAAATAATTGACCACCAGATTGGCGATGTCCAAAGCGGATGTCCTGAGCTTGGTGATTTCCGCCTCGGACTCTGGCTTGATGGTGAAAACGCCACTCTCGCTATCGAATTTGAGCTTCATTTTGTGTCCTTGCTGTAGTTGGCTTTAATGTCCATGAGTTCGCCGGTGAGCAGTTTCGTGGCGAATCCGTAGACCACCTTGTCGTTGGTTTGGAATGCGGTGCGCTGCAAGGCGCTCACCGCGTCGAAGATGCCGACCAAGGCGTTTGCGATGATGATGCGCGGATCGGCTGTGGCTTGTGGCCCGACGCTGATGGTTCCGACGGGGGTGAGTTTCGTTGCGGTGATTTTGTCCACTGTGAGTTTCGATGTGGTGGTCATGGTTTCTTTCTTCTTTCCGATCGTGGCGTTTTTCCGTGTTTTGCGGGGTGAATGCTGGTCGAAGGCCGGCAGCAGTCCTTCCTTGCGGAGTTGTCCGATGATGTTGCCGGCTGTTTTCTGGCTTATGTCGAGCGCTTCGGCGGTTTCCTTGCCGTCGAAGCGCTGGCCTTGGTCGATGCGGTTTCTGCAGTGCGCGAGTATGAGGGCTCGTTTCGACGGTTCCGCCTGTTCCGCCAGTTTCGGCGCGGGCTTGCTGACGGCCTGATAGTCGGCCAGCGTGTCCTCATGCGGCTTTGGTGGCAGGTCCTGCGTGACGAGTCCGGCCTTGCGCAAGGCTCGCATTTCGTCACGGCTCAATCCGGCTTCGCCTGACTCGTTGTAAATGCTTTTGAGCTCTCGAAGCTCGTCGGAGTCATATTCGTGTTTCAATGGTTTCCTTTCCTAAGTCTTTCGATCAGATGACGGTTTTGTTTGATGAATTCGTCCACGTCGATGCCCTGCTCCGTCAAGGTCGGGCGTATGTAGCTGCCGACCATGAAGCCTCGCGGCTCATACCGGCCGGTCTGACGGCTTCCAGGCACGAAGTAGTGGCCATCATTGTGGGGTTTCATCTGGCTACAGTCCTCCGGTATTTGTGCGCCTGAGCGAATCTTTCGGCGGCATCACGTGGATACCGCACCAAGCGCCTGTCCTGCTTGCCTTCCGGCGGCTCGGGGCCAAGCTTCAAATACTCCGGACCGCGCCCGTAAGAGCGCCAGTTAGCCAATGTTCCAAGCTTCACGCCAAGCATTCCGGCCAATTCCTCCGGCGTGAGCAGGTCAGTCATGGCCAGCGTCCTGAATGTCTCCATTGGGGTTGATGTGGAGGCCGGTGAGCATTTCCGGAGTGTCGCTGCCGCCGCCGCGTTCGATGTGCCTTTTGAGCGCCTTGTCGATGGACTGGCATGCGATTCGGGCGGCGAGTGCGGTTGTTCTGCCGAGTCTGTCGCCGGGCAGGTGAATGCTGCATACCAGATCATCGGATGCGTCTAACGGCATGATGAATTCGCCGATGATCGATTGGGTGGCGTTCTCATTTCCGATGACTTCGGCCGAGAGCGTGAATCTCAGCGTCCTGCTTTCCTTGCTGGTCATTGCTTTCCTTTGCTTGTTGAAGTTGTGGTGCCCCACCCTGACGAGTGGATGGGGCTGAGTGGCTGGCGTCGGAGTCGAACCGATGCCGTCCTTGGATTCCGAGCGCCCCTTTGACTGTTGGAACACGACCTGAACGTGTTCACGGCCGGTGGCGCGGCCGACGGCGATGGAAGCCGTCAGGCGGACTTGAAAGGGTTGCAAGCACCGGAGTGCCTGCGTTTTTGATAGAGAGAGAAGAGGATTGGAATCCATGGACGTGCGAACCGTCGCCCAACCAGTGCGCCGACAGTGTATGTGAAAGCAAGATGTGGTCGGCGCGTGGATAATAATCGATATTCAGTTATGTGTCCCCGCCAGCCGACATGAGTGAACGTGGATGCCCGCGAAAACATCCCAATGGTTTGTTTTGTTGGACTGTCGGCTGGTGGGAAGTCTTTTAGTCGCGTGGCGCGAATCTGACGATCAGCCACAATGCGGTGGCGATGTACACGCCTTCAACCATGAGCGCGGCGGTGGTGCTGCCGCCATGCCAGGTGAGCATGATGGTCAGGCTGGAGATGAGGCCGATGCTGACGATGGCGAAGAGGATGCGGCGGCGCGTGTAGTTCGGCTTCCGCCGGGGTTCGATATTGTTGTCCATGATGTCTTCTTGTCTTCTTGAAGGGAGGTGATTTTGGATGAAAACGGAGTATCGGATGGTCACGTTCCACGTCGCCAGTTCACAGCTTTTTCCTGCCGAGGTCGGTGCCGTAAGGAGCCTTACCCTTGATTTCCTTGGCTCGGCGCCTGAACTGGCCGAGCAGATGGATGGTTGGGAGCCGGTCGGCTTCCAACTTCTCCCACAAGGTGAGACGACCTTCATTGCCGTGATGTTGAAGCAGTCGCTCAATCTTTCCGATTGTTGATCACGTTCCGGGCCTGCGTGCGGAATAGTTCGCCGATTCTGTCGAGTTCCTCGGCGGTGAGTTCCGCACGCGAGTCGTTCAACGTCAGGACGAAACTTCCATCGAGGTACTGGCTCAGCAAGATGATCGTCTTTTCTACTTTCTTGTCGATCTTGAATGTGCGGGCGAGGAAGCTGCCCGGCTGGATGCGGTCGGTCGAGAAGCCTTGCTGTTCGCGAATGGTGATCGTGTCAGTCATCGTTACCGTCTCCAGTGTTCACTCGCTTTAACGGGAAGGCTTCAGGCGGGAGCGTTTCGCAGACAGTCGACCACTTCACATACTGTCTACCGCCATTCCAGATGGTGTGATTAGCCGAGTTATCACATGTGCGCACCGACCAGTCATCATCGTCGTCCTTAAACAGGAGCAGACCATCATTCGCGGTGACATAGAAGCCCCGCTCCTTCGGCTCTTCAGGCAGTGGCTTCTGTTCGGCTGTCTTGTCGAGTTCCGTGAGTTGGTTGAGCAGGTGGTTGGTTTTCTCTTCGTCGTGGTCCTTGCATGCCGTGATGAGGTCTTCGATGATTTTTTCTCGCTGTTGGAAGATGTTCATTTCTTGTCCTTCTTCTGGTTGAGTTCTTTGAGTGTTCGTCCGATTTCGCGGCGGAGGTTCATGAGGTCGGTTTTGTTGAGCCTGTGTTCCTGGTATCCGTCTGCCATGTCGAATCTGAGTCCGATGAGGCAGCTGTGGTCGCTGCTGTGCGTGCCGTCCTCGATGATTCGCAGTTCGAATGATTGGCTCATCGCATGTTCCCTAGGTCGTCGTTGAGCGTGTAGGCGAAGTTGTCGAGGGTGCTTTCAGGGATGTCCGCAAGGACTTCCTCGCCGTCCGCGTGGAGCTCGATGAGTTGGCCGCTCTTGTCTTCCTGGATGCGGATGGCGTAGCCGGTGGTGCCGATGAGTTCGATTCTTGGTTTCATGGTTTTCCTCGATTCCGGTGGCTTCGGTGGGTTAAGCAACTGGCTCATTTCGGTTTCCTTAGGCTTTGAATTGTTTGATGCTGTCAATCGGCTGGATGAGGAGCATGGTGAGGGTGGAGGCTTCGAGACCGAGTAGGTGGGCGGCTTTTTCGATTTCGTCGGTCGTGAGTGGTGTTTGGCCGCGGAGTCGCGTGTCCACTGTTTTCGGCGCGCATCCCCACGCTTTGGCGAGGTCTTCGCGTGTTTTGCGATGACGGGCCAGTTCGCCCGCGAGGTTACGGCTGGCTGTTTCCGTCAGACCGGCCATTCATCCTCCTCGATTCCCTGCTTGGTGAGGCAGGCGCGCCAGTCGTGCCAGCCGGGGCCGCGCATGTGGCCGCACGGGTAGTGGTCGGGGGTCTTGGTCTTGGCTGTGGTCTTCATCTCTGTTTTCCTTTCGACAGTTCTTAATCTACGCAATTTCGTAGTTCACGTCTATGTATTTTCATAGTTCTTCACAATTCGCACACATTGGCTACGTAATTGGCTATAATGAGAGCCATGGGAATGAAAGCAAACGAAGTTACGCAGTTCGCCAAGCAGGTCATGCGCGAATGCGTCAGACTCCAGAAGAACAGCGGCATGACCATCAAGGAATTCGCCAAGGCCTGCGGCTTCGGCGAGGATTACTGGTACAAGCGCCAGAACTTCACAAGACCTCTCAACCTGAGCGACCTGGAACGCATCAGCGAGGTGACCGGCGTATCGGTCGGCGACATCGTGATGGATTCGCAGCGTCATGCGATCGAAGACGCCGAGAGGAAGGCGCAGGCAGGCGGCTACGGCCTTGCCGCCTATGACGCCCAGGGCAAGCAGGAGGCCATCAATGGAGAGGCGGGGCCGGATTACGACGAGCCTGCCTGACC